TCACGCTTGCTGTTGATGATAGCATGATGCTTTGCGCTGTTCCTGTATAATTCCAACAGGAAGTCTGGATAACGATTTTTGTATTCGCCTTCCGAACCATACAGAATCCAATCCTTGCCACGCTGTTCCTTAAATTCTGGAACAACATTTGCTTCAAAGTTCAATATGCTTAGACTATTCGCCATAAACTGTGTATGTTTGGTTTCCACCTGTGTACACTTCAGATGGTGCAGGTGTGCCAATTACCTTCACGATTCCTTGTTCCAGAAGATTCAATCCTGTTGGATCAAGATTTGATGATGAACTGTTCGCATAAATGTAGTATCGCCATTGGCCATCATTGCCTAATTTCACTTCTCCTGCTGTTGGTGTTGGTGTGCCGCTTCCAACTTCCGTGATTTCAAATTGATTGAATCTGTTCGGAAATGTTGACGTGTCCTGTGCCACACAATATTGCACACCTTCTGTTGTGTCTGATTTCAATTCAAACAGATAGTATGTTGCTGTGCCGTATTCGGTCAAGGTCACAGCCACTTCATTGGTGCTATTTCGTTCGATGTTTATCACACCGAAAGAACAACATATTCAATGTCCACATCTGCTGTATCAGATTGTGCGCTGATGTTGTCGATGTCAACGAATGCGCTGAATGCACCTGCGGCCGTGTCTGCATCCATGCTGCCAGATGATAGCATGAATGTGGCACCTGCGTCAACTTTTACGTCAGCAGTTTCTGCTCCACTTTTCTTGAAACGTACACGGATGAAGTTGGTGTTGTCCAAGTTCGTTATTCTGATATACTTTATTGAACTTCTGACAAACTTGCCCTGTCCATTATCGCTGTTCAATTCAATCAAATCAATTTCATTGGAAGAATCGACAGTCATCACACGCCTGTCAGCTTCTGCAATGTTTTCAATCGTTCGTGTATGTGAACCGCCACGATCAACGCCACCTAATGTCAGACCTTCTGAAATAGTTATTGTTGCCGTGCTTGGTGTTACTGTGCTTGCCATTGTTGTTGTGCTTTTCTTTAAATAGCAAATGGTTCAGATTGTGCCAAAACGCAGAAAGGTGCAGCAGTAATGCCACACCTTCCTAACACAGAGAGAGAAAAGAAAATTTCTTACACGACTGTTACGGAATCAATCATATCTTGAACAGTTCCTATTGTAGGTGTTAACTTCAATGACATTGCAGGCTCCATGCCAGAGAATGTCAATGTATATCCTTGAAGATCTCCAAATGCTGTTCCTGTTGCTGCTGTTCCGGCAGTTATTTCAAGACCATTGGTTCTTCCAACTACAAACGTGTTTGGTGTTTCGTCATTTGTTGTGTACATAATCACAACACGATTCTGCGCCAACAGTTTGATTTCGTCACGTGTAGCAGTTGCCAACTTTGGAAGCACAACAGTCACTTCTGGTGCCATGTACACAGTTCCATTCTGAATAGATGCTGTGATGGTTTCCGTGACTGCTGAAGTTTCCTTCAGTTGCTCATACGATTGGAAAACCAAAGATGCAGTTGAAAAAGCTGTGATGTCTCCACCGCTAACTGTTTCACCTAATGATTCGTAATCAGCCAAACTTGCAATGTATAACTTCTTGATGCCACCGATACTGTCTCGGCATGGCAATGCAAAATTTGATGTTAATGGGCAGCTCATTTGCTAATTGTTTTTTTTAGTGATGGTGATGGCATTGCTGCCACCACCTTTTGAATCAATTCAATGCAATCCTTAAATTGCTACTTTACCAACTTGGTCTGGATAGGCAACTTGTGTTCCCATGATGAACTCGCAAGCCACACGGATAGTTCTGTTGTCCTTAGAATACCAAACTTCAAGGTTGCTTGAATCTTCTTCAAGATCAAGACCAAGAACAAGGTTGCTCAAAGATGCACCATAGACACCATTGTGTCCTGTCAATCCGTTCACACCAATCACTTCAATGTTTGTTCCTGGATATACCATTCTGAATGGATCGAAATCAGACTGATATGATGCAAGCTGTCCGCCACCGCTTGTCAATCCATTTCCAGAAAGCAATGCTGCTGCAAGTAGTCTGAATTTATCAAGACCAACAAAGATCTTGAAATCTGGCTGTGCTGCTGCTGCTGATGGTGTGATTGCATAAACACGCTGAATTGCTTCAACCATGTCACCAATTTCCAATGAAGTCAACACACTTGAATCGTATGCTGTTGTATTGCAATCTGTGAATGATGCAGTTGGAATCAATAGACCATCAAACATTGCAAGGTTGCCACTTCCAGATGTGTCATCACCTTGCCAGATGATTTTTTCAATTTCATCTTGGATTTTCTCAACAAGATAGTTGCTGAACATTTCTTCGAATGGCATTGAATCTTGGATTGCTCCAGGTGCCAATTGGCTGCGAAGATAGAATCCTTCCAATTTCTTTGGACAAAATTCCATGTTGATTTGTACGTGCTTCGCATTGATGTTTCTTTGCGTGAATGTCACATCGTTTCCTGTTGCATCAAATGAACAGGTTGCTCCAGATTGTGCCATGACCGCATCCACATCCATCAAGTTCAGAGCAGTCTCGCCCTTCACTCCTGTCTGCTTGGTAATTAGTTCAGCAGTTCGTCCACCTGCCAACGCTTTGGTAAGTAGTGGAAAATTTTGTTCTTCAACATAGGCTGATAAGCCTGAAGTATCAAATGCCATGATTTTTGTTTTTTATGGTTTTAGTTTCTTGTTTACTTCTTCAATGCTTTTCTCATCTTCTCCACAATGTCAGCATCAGATGTTGCCTTTGCGAATGGATTGTTCACCTTCTTCGTTGGTTCAACAGATGGTTTTGCTGCCATCTTTTCCACGATGTCTGTAATCATTCCAATGGCCTTTTCCATTTCATCGAATCTGGAATTGATGCCTTCAATCGCTTCAGCAGATGCAAAGTTGTGTGCTGCAAGAACATCAGCAGCAATTGCCGACATCTTCAAATCCACATCTTCGGATGCCATTTCTTCCTTCTCTTTTTCTTCAGCCTCAACTTCTTCTTCAGATTCTTCTTCTTCAGCTTCTGGTGCCATCACTTCAACAATGACTGCACCTTCAGTTCTGATGATTGTGCCATCTTCTAATTCATGATCACCATCTGGTGCATCAATTTCATTGGCTGCTTCGTCAATTACTTTGACAACTGCACCAACTTCAACCGCAGGTTCAACACGTACAATGGTGCCATCAACTAACTTGGCATCCAAGAATGCAGCTTCAACTGCTTCTTCTGTTGTTTCAACCGTCTCTGTTGTGTCATCTGATCCGAATAACAACTTCTTGATTTCTGGCAATTTATCGCCAACCAATTCTGAAATGTTCATTGCTGTGCTTTTTTGTTAAATAGAAAAAGAATTAATGTGTGCCACTTAACTGTTCACGGATATCATCTGTTCACGATTCGTGAACGTGTGAACATCATTTCTGAATTGCATCAATCACAGCATCAATCACTTCTTGGTCCATAGTCATTTCCTTGTCTTCTCTAAAGATGCCTTCAACAGAAAAACCTTTCAAAGTATAGCCATCATCTTCCTTGATTTTCTGCCATACTTCATCATTCTCCACACGCATTGATCCAAACCAACTGCCTTGTGGAACGTCTTGGAATCCTTCCGGAACACCTTTGACATCATCAACAATCCAAGATTCGAAGATGAACACATCATCGACAGGTGTTTCATGCATCTCATTGACAGCCTTCGTCAACCCATTCTTCATAAACTTGTACACTATCTTCCGGATGACATCTGCTGTAAATACAACATACCATTCCTTGTCATCCCATTTACGATAGATGGGCAACGATGCGATCATAAACGGACCGGTTATGATACGCTTTTCTTCGTCCTTCACTCTGAATTTGTATGGTTCCTTCACCTTAGAAAAGGCCATAAAGTCACGTTCAATGGCAGGTTCATCTACCAGAGAAACGAAGTCCACACCGCTTTCATCATCATCATCAATGGTCAAATAGACCAAAGGAATTTTCTTTGTTTTTTCCATCATTATCCGGTTAGGCCAAATGTGGCTTGATTTTGTATTTGCTGAATATTTTCCTGTGATCCCGATAGTTGCGATTCCACAACAAATGCCTGTACAGGTGCCAACTGTGCCGCATCTGCATTGACCAACTCTGTTGTGTTGGTTGTGACAGGTGCAACTGATGGTGCAGATGGTGCTGATGCAGATACTGTTCCTGCACTTGGTCCAGGCGCTGTGTTCAATATTTGTGTTGCTTGTACCATTGCACCAACAACTGAACCAACCATTGACGCGATATAAGCTATTTGCAAGAATGGTGCAGCAGGTCCACCTTTAGCTGCTGCTGCTGTTGCTCCTGCAATAGCTGTTGATATTGCCACAGCCGTATTGATTGCCAATTCTGCAACTGCAAATGCCTTAGCTGCTGCAACACCTTCTTCACCTTGCTGCTCCAAGAATCCTGCAATCTGACCTAATGCATTGGCTGTTTCCTTTGCTGCCAATATTTTTGCATTTTTAACTGCTTTAGCTTCAAGTTCAGCCAATTTAATCTGTTTGGCTGAATATGCTTGCTGCAACGAAATCATTCTTGAATTGCTCTGAATTTGATCTTCAGTTATACCTTCATTGTTCGCCTTCAGAAATTCACGCAATGCTTCTTGATGTTCAGCATATTCGTCATCCAAGTCAATACGCTGTTGGTAAAAACTTGCGTGTTCTTCACCATACAAACCTTCAATTGTAAATATTTCAGCAGCTATGGATGCTTCATTTCTTTGGTCAAACAATGCCTGTTCTTCTGCTCTCAATGCAGCTGCATTGGTTTTCTGTTCAGAAGTGATTCCCGAAATACGTTCTAGAATATCTTCTTCTTCAGCTAAAGCATCAATTTTTGCCGCTTGTGCAGGAATAGATTCTTCATTGATTGCGAATTCTGCTTCACGCAAATCGATGCGAGTCTTGGCCAATTTCAATTCTCCACGCAATTGCTGCTCCAATATCACGGCAATTTTGTCATTGGCTTCTATTCGCTTATCAATATCCAATTCGATGTTATCACGAATCTGTCGCTGAACTTCTGCTTCACGCTGTTTCTGCAACATAAACCTGCGCTGTTCAGCTTCTGCCAATTGCAGTTCATTCCGCATCTTCACAATATTCTCTGCTTGGTCCAATGCGCCATCTGCACCATGCAACAATGCATTACCAAAGTCTCTGAACTTCTGGATGATGTCATCCATGTTCATGTCCTTGATGCCTTGCAATCCATCAACCAAATCCTGCACAGCACCTGCAACATTGCCAAAGACAACTTCCAATGTGACCATTGCCTTGCTCAATCCATCCGTTATTCTCTGATTGCTGCGAAGTAGGTCTGCAAGTTTTTCAAAAATCAGAAGAACAACAGACAGCTTGCCTATCATCTTGATGGCATTGCCAACTGATCCGCCAAACTTTTTGACACCTTTGGACGCACCTTCTGCGCCTTTTTCAGCAGATTTGAATCCGCCTTCCATCTTCTTCTTTAGGTCATCAGTTGTGGCCTTCAGCTTCTCCATCTGCTCCTTCAGATCATCAATCTCTGATGCAGCGTCTTTGGTTTTTACATCAACTTCAACAGCTATCTTTGTGGCCATTACGCAGGTATTAGTCTATAGTTAACGTAAACTGTTACATCTGAATCACCTGTTGTTGGATCTCCACTTGGCACCTTCACTTGCAGGTCTGCATTTGCAAGCACCTGCGTCTGTCCAGAACTTGGATTGCTTGGTGCATAAGCTGAACTAATTTGGTCAACAGTTGCCAGAAGAATATTGTTGCCTATCTGTCCAACATTGTCATCAGCACCATCAATGTGCAGGTGCAATGATGTGTTGGTTGCATAGGCTGTTGTATTGAATGCAATCTTCACGCTTGCAGAAACAACTTCAATGGAATAGCCGGACACGGCAGACACAATGGTCAATGGTGTGCTGTTCAATGTCAGCACATCTGCTGATGCAATGGTCAATTCAGCAGTTCCGCCGATGCAGAAAACACCATCATCTCCACGTGACCAAACTACATTGTCAGCTTGGTTGATGAATAGTTCACCCTTGTAAATGTCCGTAGCTGTCCATGCAGGTGATGGTTGTGTGTGATCATCCGATGGTGCCACAGTTGGAACTGTTCCAGATACTGTGGACCTTTTAATCTTTATTCGAGAATCTTGTGTTGCCATTCGTTAGTTTATGTTTTCTCCACCATCTATCGTATAAATAGATGAATCGCCATATTGTATCTGAACTTCATCTTCCATTCCATCCACAACGTAGATTGTGCCGCCTGCATCTGTTGCCCGAACTTCATCTTCGCCACCTTCAATGATGTAGCCATTCATCTGTTCTTCACCATTGATGATTGTGACATTTGACCTGCTGACCTTGGCACCATCCGTGCCGATGATTCGCACATTGTGCAATCCAGGACCAACTTCATTCCTATCACCAATGATGGTGATGTTGCTACTTCCTTCACCAACCTTGTTGTCACTACCTTGGACCATAAATGTTGTTGTGCTGTCTCCGACACGATTGCGCTTTCCGGACACCTTTCCGCCATTGAACTGTGGAAAGACATTGCCACTTCTCTGCACCTTCTTCACAACAGGTGTGTTCACTTTAGCCAATCCATCAGACACCTTCTTTGGCTGACCAACTTGGAATGTGTCCACTTCCAATGGTTCCTTCACAATCACCTTGAACAGCTCCACTTTGGTCAACTGTTCCTTAAATGGATTGTAATCCTTTATCTCATTTATTCTCCAATAGCTGTTGTCAATCTGTATCTGGTCTCTGAAATCCAAGTTCATAATATCCAAAGGTTCCAAGTAGAACATTGCTGTCATCAGCTTGCTGTCCTTGTTTGTGATTTCAATCACGTGATTACGATGGAACACATTGAACAGATTGGCATTGGTGTACAGCAGACTACCTGTGTAACCATTTCCAGAATAGAACAGTTGCCTTGGGATACCGAAGTTGATGTCTTGCTGCGGAATGATGCCACCTGTTCCTGGATGTGTCAGATGTCCTGCATAAGGATAGGATGATTGCGGCACATTGATGGTCAAATAACCATTCTGTGTTGCTTGCCTGTATCTGAATATCCAATCTGGATTGCTTGGAATCAATCCACCATAATACAACAATCTGATGTTGTGTTCAGTTTCGGCCACACCTTCTTCAATGTCTTCGTTGTAAATTTTGCCAATGATGCGATTGCTCGGATTATCGTTGACCATTGGTGTTGCGGAGAAGACAACTTCCATCTCATTGGTTCCAAGTTGGAAGTCATTGTCAACTTCTGCCTTTGCCCTTCCGTAAACATGGCCAAAGCTGTCATTGTAACGCTTATTGTAGTAGTCATCATCTTCTGCATACGTGTACACAAATTCATTTCCTGTCAGAAGACCTAATGGCTGCAAGGTCACATCCTTGTCTCTGGCCATCTTATGCGTCCAATCCTTCACCTTGCCAGATGCATAGAATGTATCACGTGTTTCAATCAACAGATTCCGTTCATCATTAGGATCAATAGTGACGTACAAATTGAACATCTGAATGACCGACAGCAGCAGGTCCTTCATTTCAACTTCTGGCACCAAGGTGTTCATTGGAATTGTCTGACCTTCAACAATTGCAAGGTCACCAGATGTCACTTCAATAGTTGACGCTGTGTTGATATCACATTGGTAATTGGCGAAAAACACCAATGCCGCATTGGTAGTGATGAATACTTGCACAAATATCCTGTCACCTGCTTCCAGGAATACATTCTCCACACTTGCAGACAGCAATGTTGTGCCTGATAGCTGTAGGTCACCAACAGAGCTGCCAACCTGTGTAATTGTTCCACTTGTGTTCTGTGTGTAGAATTTGAATTGAATAGGCTGCACACCTGGAAATACTGTTCCTGTCAATGCCACATTGAATGACATGGTGACCAATGCGTTGTATAAACCATCAACAGATGCTTCATAGTAGTCACCTGCATCATTCCAAAGGTTGTTTGGATCAATCGAACTGTTAAAGTCCAAACGAACTTCTTGTAGCAATGGACCTATAGGAAAGTTGTTTGAAAAAAAGGCTTCATTCAAATCCTGTCCAGGTGATGCTGCCTGTGCCGTTCGTTCTTCAACTTCCGATTCGTTCAGTTGGAATCCTTCATTGGTCCACGGAATTATCAGCCTTCTGAAGAATGATGATGACAGGAATGTGGATGTGTAGCTGAAATCAGCGAAGCTGAAGATTCTGTCAATTATATCGTGCAGAAATACAGCCGGTCTGAAATCACTAACCTTGTAAATTCGTTCAGATGTCTGCTGATACAATGGTTCGTTGACACCATAGTCAAGCATTGGATAGACATATCCATCTGTGTTGGACCAACTGCTTACTATTGCACCATAATTATATTCGTGATCAAGGTCTGAAAAGTCAATCAATGGCTGACCATTGTCATCAAGACCATTCAATTCTGCATCACCAAGTTCATTGAAGATGTTGGCCATCTTACCAATGAAGATGATTTCATAGATCAATTGATCCTTCTTCGCAGTTATCTGTCGCAACTGCAAGGTGCCATCCATCACTTCAATGCCATCTGTTATGATTCTGGCATTCGCCCTTTTGTTCGGATTAAAATTTGCTTCAATGTTAGCAGCAGTAGAATTGTAAGCATTGGAAATGTTTACGTCATAGATCTGTCCAAAGATGGCATCATTGCGCTGTGTTCCTGGACATTGAATTGTTTTGGAATACTCTGTCTTCCTTTCATCCGGATGCCGAATGTCAGCAATCGCATAGTTGAACGAAAAGTCAAATTGAAATATGTCAATTGGTCGGCCTTCAACCAACACCTGCACATCAGCCACGTTGTCTTCTGTTAGTTAGTGAATAGTTCAATTCAAATGTGTACTGCATCAGCTTGTCATTCAATGATGTCTTCTTCTGAATGCTGTTTCCGGTTATGTTCATGGCAATCAATTCATTGTTCACTTCTCTGTAAACAACAGGTGATGTGAACAGGTCATTCATCCATGTGCTTTCAGCTTCTGTCAGATAGTCTGTGTTCACAGTCAACTTCTCTGTCATCTGCACATCAAAGTCTGTTTGGCCACGTGATGCCTTGGTATAATCGTACACGAATCCTGTGAATGTGTGATGCTGCTGATGATACGATTCACGCTTCACATCTGTCTTGTTCATTGATTTCAGATTGAAGTTGAATGAATCCATTCCACCAAGTCTGTTCATCCAATGGAGACGAACAGGTTCATACTTGCTGCATTGTTGGTCCAAGTTGAATGTCACAGCTTCTGATTCCTGAACATTGGTGCTGTTCAGCAGTATGATGGTGTAACTTTTGGCACCATTCAGAACTGTTGATGGTGTGCTGCCTGTCATCAATGATGCATCAATGTTTGCAATGTCCTGTGGACCAATGGCAATGCGCCAATATTGTGCATCATAATTGTTGGCCGTTGGATATGGTGATGTCACGAATCCAGAAGAAAGTAATGTTCCGGTACCATCCACATCATCGTACGCATTTATCAGATACTTGTTTGCGCTCAACTTCTCATTGACGATGTAGTACAGCCATGCAGATTGTGCAGAATCAATGTTCCTAATGCTTGGCGCATCTGTCAGAAATCGCTTGGTTGTAGATGGTGCATTTATGATGAAATCATTGTAGTCAAAGTCAACCCAATCAACAAGGTTCCGCACACCATTCCAGACTGATTTCTGTTCAAAGACTGTCAGACCTACTGTGTCATATCTATCTGTAGCAGGATTAATGTCTTCTTCCAAGATTGTCATGAAGTATTCAAAATGACTGTTGCCATTCTGGAAAAATGCTTGATGGTTAGCAGCAGGAATGTTCACATCATGCGTCAACTGTGATTGTGTGATTCTGGAAACATCGAACCATGCATGATTCTCGAATGGTGAACCCTGGTATATTCCGACAGATGGATAGACAACCAATGTTGCAATTGGCTGATCACCCGTGACGTATGGATATTTCAGAATGCTGATTCTGAAACGCAATGTCGGTGTGTACTGCGTGCTGCTGATTACATACCTGTTGTCATTGTAGGCCAATGAATAGTCAGTTGGTTCCTGGCTCTCGCCATTTGCGTAGACAATTAGTGTTGCCATTATCCTTGTGATTCAATAAATTCCTTCAGTTGCTCCATAGTCAATGCGACATCATCGGCAATGGCTTCTTCAATCTCAGATGGTACTGCTCTGTTGATTGGTTCCGTATACGGATCAATCCAATTCCTTGGTCTCATTCCATAGTTAGCCAGATTCCGTGAAATGACAAATGCCAATCCACGATGCTTTGATTCGCTCCACTTCTCTGTGTCTGCATTGCCTTGGAATCCGCCTATCTTGTCACGGACAGTTGGAATGCTCAACCAATCATAAATATCCTTGTAATTGTCAGCGAATGTGAAATTGTTTGGTCGCTTGCCTTGTGGCCGTGTTCCTTCGTCCAGGTCCAGACCATAGTCTTCCATTGTGATGGCCATCTTGTAGATACTGCCAAACACTTTGACCTTTGGTTGCTTTGGAAGACTAACTGATGTTGCAAGTCTACCTGTGGCAACAAGGTTGTTGTCCTTGATAGATTTTCCCAAAGCATTGGTGTATGCTTTTCGGAATCCATTCAATGTATCAACCAATTTGTCAAATGCCATTTTTCAATCTTGCTTGCTGTTGAATGTTTTGTTGGCGATCGTGTGCCTGTTTTTCGCGATAGAAAGTAATGACGTTAAATAGTTCTCTGATTGGAATACGGAAGAAATGGTCCCATTTGCTGTGATCATTGTTTGCCAGATTGTTGACCAGGTCGATCCATCCAAATCTGGTTTCATACGTTTCAACTGCTTTTCCGCTTCCTTCAGATTCTTCTTGGCCATCA